ATTGCCAAATCTTATCTTCAACAGTCAAACCAAATGTTCTTCACAAGAATTCTTGGTTTATCTGGATATGATGCTGGTCCATCATGGAGTATAAGAGTAACAGCAAATCCTGACCCAACGACAATTGGTCTTAATTCAGCGGTTGCAACAGCACCTTGGACTGCGGGTTTCACAGGTTCATCATCAGCAAATACCATAACTTTTGTTAGTGGTTCTCTACCAACACCAGTTTCACAAAATTTAGATGTTCAATTTAGATTATCAAATGGTTCAACATCAACATATGCTGAAGGTTTCAACACATATTTAGGTAACATAATTGATACACCATCAACTTCAGCTACAACTGCAGTAATTTATGGTTCAATTCCTGAAGATGATTATAATAACTTAACGTTAACACGTAATACAATTATAAATGCGTTCGGTTCTGATTCGACAAATTTATTATATAATGATTTGTCAGCAGCAGATAACGACCCATGGTTTTATGCAACTTTCGATATTCCAAGTGGTAATAACTATTCAGGATATTCATTTGATTATGTTGTAACAAATTTGGTTTCATTAGGTGGAACTGTTTTTAGTGGAACAGTATCAGGTAACTCTTACACGTTCTCAGGAACAGCGTTCGAAGAATATAATAATATGGTTGTTGCAACATTACGTTCAAGAGGTATTTCTCTTTACACTAATAGTGCGGCAAGTCCTAATCACGGACCTGTTTATGAAGTTACAGGATTAACTGATGTTCAATTAGTTTGTGACGAACAATATTCAGGTGTTACTAAGAATCCTTTCGGAACTTTCTTACTTTCTGGTGTTACTAAAGATTCTGATGTTTTCTCTTTCGAGACTTCTTTATTAGCGTCTTCATCTAAGTATATAACAAAAGTATTGGGTGTGGATAACTTTGGTAAATCAAGAAATGAAGTTCCTTTGTTTGTTGAAGAGATTTATCCTGGTTCGTTGAATTACGCATTTAACCAAAGTTATATCAGAGGTTTAAATTGTGAGTTGGTTGCTTTACCTGAGGCTAGAGACACAACTTCTACAACAACTATCGCTTGGAAATTACAACAATATCAGTCACCAAAAACTCCTTACTTTGTTTCGGAATTAAGAGGTAACAGAGTTTATAATTTATTTAGATTAATTTCAATCTCTGACGGAGACGCTGCTAATACAGAAGTGAAAGTTTCAATTGCAAACATTTCTTTTAACAATATGACATTTGATGTTTTAGTTAGAGATTTCTTTGATACAGACCAAAATCCTGTAGTTATTGAAAAATACACAAATTGCACATTAGACCCAGCAACTAACAACTTTATTGGTGTTAGAATCGGGACTTCAAATGGCGAGTATGCTTTAGTGTCGAAATACATTATGGTTGAAATGGCAGACGGAGCTCCTATAGATGCTTTACCTTGTGGTTTCAATGGATATACACAGAGAGAATATGATTCAATGTCGAATCCTTCTCCTATGATTGTATACAAAACAAAATATTACTTTCCAGGTGAAGTTATTTATAACCCTCCATTCGGAACTAACTCTGGTGGTTCAAACACAGTAGAGTCTCCTGGTGATGTTGTTAGGAGAACATATTTAGGTTTCTCAACTCAGTTTGGTATCGATGATTCTTTCTTACAATATAAAGGTCAACAAAATCCAACAACCAATTGGGCACAAGCAACTGATTCTATTCCTTGGAACTATCTTTCTAAAGGTTTTCACATGGACTCAGGTGCAACTGTTGTAACTATAGGAAACGTTTATGATACAAGTGGTCAAACGGCTTATGAGTGTGGAGTCGCTGAATTTAGAAATGACCCAGAATCTCAAGAAAATCCTTACTATTTCATCTATGCTAGAAAATACACTTGTTGTTTTGCTGGTGGATTTGACGGATGGGATATCTATAGAGAATTTAGAACTAATGAAGATAGATTCCAATTAGGTGCTTCAGGTTTCTTAGCAGGTTTCGCGCCTGACCAAAGATACCCAACAGCAACAGGTGATGGTTTATTCAAGAGAATCGTTGTTCAGAATAACAGAAGTGATTTTGCTAACACTGACTACTACGCTTACTTACTTGGTATCTTAACATATGCTAACCCTGAATCTACAAACATTAACGTGTTTGCAACCGCATCAATCAACTATGTAGATAACTCAAACTTAGTTGAAGCTGCTATCGATATGATTCAATTCCAAAGAGCGGATTCTGTGTATATCACAACGACTCCTGACTACGATATGTTCTCACCAGATGCTACAGACCCTCAATTGATTGTTTATCCACAAGAAGCTGTTGACGCTCTTGATAACACAGGAATTGATTCAAACTACACAGCTACTTACTATCCTTGGATATTAACAAGAGATACGGTTAACAATACTCAAATCTACTTACCAGCAACTGGTGAAGTTTGTAGAAACTTAGCATTGACTGATAACATTGCATTCCCTTGGTTCGCATCAGCGGGTTACACAAGAGGTCTTGTTAATTCAGTTAAAGCGAGAGTTAAACTAACTCAAGAAGATAGAGATACTTTATATCAAGGTAGAATCAACCCAATCGCAACTTTCTCTGATGTAGGAACTGTAATTTGGGGTAACAAAACTTTACAAGTTGCTGATACCGCTCTTAACAGATTAAACGTTAGAAGATTGTTGTTACAAGCTCGTAAGTTGATTTCAGCGGTGGCTGTAAGATTATTGTTCGAACAAAACGACCAAATCGTTAGACAACAATTCTTAGACAGTGTTAACCCAATCTTAGATTCAATCAGAAGAGACAGAGGTTTATACGATTTCCGTGTAACAGTTTCTTCTTCACCTGAAGATTTGGATAGGAATACACTTACAGGTAAGATTTACTTAAAACCTACGAAGGCGTTAGAATTCATCGACATTGAATTCTTCATCACTCCAACAGGAGCTTCGTTTGAGAATATTTAATACTATCAATAGTATTTCGAAATCCCCCACCACAAATGGGGGATTTTTGTTTAATAAAGGTATTTATATGTTATGAGAAAAAAATTGATTATCAGTGAATCAGAAATCGATGAAATCCGTAGAATGTATGGATTGGTGACAGAACAAAAATACATGAAAAAGTATGATGGTTCTTTATTAAATCATTGTGGTTATAGAGCTATCGAAAGATTTGAAGAAACCTCTGGTTCTACTTTGGGTAAGTCAATGGGGGATAATTACTTTGAAACAAAATTCAAAGACTATGATGATATGATAAGTAAGAACATCGAATCAACCATTGGATTAGATGTGTTCAACTCTTTTCCCGAAAAACTAAAAATGCAGATTTGGTCTTGGATGTTCAATAGCACAGATGCGTCTGATGGAACTCTGAAATGGTTATCAGGATTAAGTCAAGCGATGAACTTGGGTAAATTCAAAGATGATTCTGAAGCTCAAAGTTATAGAATTAAAGTGTCAAAAAAAGGTAGTGTTGAAAACTTAAATGCTATAAGTGAGATTAAAAATTTCCAAGGGAGTTGGGACCAAGTCTACAACCATTATTTGAATGTTTTAGATAAACAATATGTTTCAACGGCAATTAATAATAAATCACAGGGTTCTTATGATAATTCTTGGAAATTCAGACCTCTATCTTTACAAGACTATTATAACGAATGTTCAGGTGGAGGGTCCTCAACGACAACACCATCGACTTCAAAAAATAACTCCGTTGTGAAACAAAAAACTGAAAAACCTGTCACTCAACCTGAACCAAAAATTAACACTACGACAAAAAAGAAAGAAAAGATAACAGGTAAAGATTTACAGGAGTTTTTGGATAATATAAGAAGTAAAACAGTCGGTCTCAAAGTTGATTTTGATTCTGTGAATATTGACATGGATAAACGAGAATTGACTTTTAGTTTAGATGAAACCAAAGAACCTGTCAAAAGGTTGACATTTGCAGTTAACCTGAGTGATGAGAAAACTTGTGAATCTTGTGTGAACATTGGGGTAAAAAACAATGTTCCTGATGACAAAAGAATCAAAGGAAAGTTCGAAAACGGAAGAAGAATGTTTGAGTTATTTGCCCTTTATTAAAAAAGGATATTTATATAATATGTTAAGAGTTATTAAAGAAGGTTTCAAAGAACCAAATAGTCCAGATATGAAATATTATGCGTTCGATTGGGACGATAATATTGTTCATATGCCAACCAAAATCGTTCTAAAGACAGATGACGGAGATGAAATAGGAATGAGCACAGAAGACTTTGCAGAATATAGAAGTGAAATAGGTAAGGGTCCATTAGAATATAAAGGTAAGACTATTGTAGGATTTGCTGACAATGCGTTTAGAAACTTTAGAACTGAAGGAGACAAACAATTTTTAGTTGATGCAATGAAAGCTAAACTTGGACCAGCGTTCGACGATTTCAGAGAATCAATCAACAATGGTTCAATATTTGCAATCATCACAGCAAGAGGACACAACCCCAACACACTGAAAGAAGCTGTCTACAATTACATTATAAATGATTTCAATGGTATAAGTAAGGAGAGTCTTCTGAAGAACCTTAGAAAATATAGGTCGTTCGTCGATGAGGAAGAAATGAGTGATGATGATTTAATCAAGTCTTATTTAGAACTCAACAAATACCACCCCGTTTCTTTTGGAGACGAAGGGGGTGCGGCTAGTCCTGAAGAATTAAAGGTTATGGCGATGGATGATTTTGTAAGTTATATTAAAGGAATGGCTGCTGTATTAAATAAGAAAGCATTTCTTAAAAAAGATATAGGTAATAAATTTGTTCCAGCTAAACCAGTTATAGGATTTTCAGACGATGACCCTAAAAACGTAGAAGTAATGAGTAAACACTTTAAAGATAAACCAGATAATCTAGTTAAGACTTATTCTACAGCTGGAGGATTTAAAAAGGAAGTTAAATAAAGAATATTCTTTTAGAAAAAAAAGTAAAGTAATATATTTTTCCACAAGACTATATTTATAACATATAAACAAGAAAAAAACAAAACTAATATAACATGGCTGATTTATTAATGAAAATGCCGATACCCTACGAACCGAAACGCCAGAATCGATTCATTCTAAGATTTCCTTCGAGCTTGGGTATAAATGAGTGGTTTGTTGAATCAACATCAAGACCATCAATCAAAATTCAATCTACAGAAATTCAATTCTTAAATACTTCTACATATGTAGCTGGTAGATTCACTTGGGACGAAATCCCTGTTAAATTCAGAGACCCAATTGGTCCTTCTGCAGCTCAAGCACTTATGGAGTGGGTTCGTCTACACGCTGAATCTGTGACAGGTCGTATGGGTTATGCTGCGGGATACAAGAGAGATATCGACCTTGAACTTTTGGACCCAACAGGAGTTGTTGTGGAAA